ACCTAACTGATAGAATGGGACTTCATGCTCTACAAATTGTATTTCAAATGTTTTATTTGCCATAGGCAAATGAATAAGGTCACCCTCATTAGGACGACCTTCTACAATTAGTTGTGCGTTATCATCCACTGCTTCTGTAAATCTTTCTCTTGAAATTATAAACGTAACTTGGTCTGCTATTCTTACACCAAACTTACTAAACATATCTCCATCGCCACGAAATCCTGTAGCATCTTCAATGTATGCTTCTATTAAATATGCACCATTAAATGCTGATAGACTATCCTCTTCAAACACTGAGTCTCTATTAACTAGAGTGCGAGGTATATAATAGACATCTTTACCAAACATCTTGATTTGCTCGGTAACTAAACTACCGACTAAATCCTGCTCGCCTGTTGTGCCTTGTGTGAAATAAGAATTAGTAGCCATTATCCTATCATATCTAGTGGTGGTGTTTCCCAAACCATTCTAAGCTCTTCATCAAGTCGTTTTAATTCATCAACTGCGTCGTTGTAAATCATTTCACCATTCAATGTGACGCCTCCTGGCATTTGCACACCAGTAAACTTAGTTAAGTTTTGACCCCACTGCTTTTTAATCTTAGCAGTAGCGTAGTCCTTAACCCACATCTGATTATATATTTCAGTCCACGTTGTAGGGTCAAGTGCCCTCCATGCTTTAATCACAATAAATGTATCTAACAATGCGTCAGTTGACCAATCAAAATCTAGATATAATCTATCTTGTACCTGAGAATATCTAACTGGTTTCTGTCCCTCCAATAGAAAATCGATAGTTTCTAAATGTTGTTTAATCATATAGTAATGATAAAACTGTGTAGATGTAAAATCATACAAGTCATTCAATCTCATCTGGTATCTAATATCAAATATATTAGATGTCCCTTTATCTGTAAATGAGAATATACCTTCGATAGAAAGGATATGCTCTGGCACTTCAATGTATTTGTTTGACTCTAGCCATATATCATTTCCTGCGTCAGATGTAGTGCTAGTGCTTGTATCAGCACGGTCAAGCACATCTTGTGTAATCTTGTGTTTTAGATAGCATCTTTCAGCACCATCATAATGATACTGTTGAAACTTCTGTAAAGTATAATCAATAGCGTCATCTATTTGGTCATCAGAAACATTGACTTCTAAGACAGGTTTACCCAATCTACGAAGAGCGTATTCTTTTAATTCTGCTTTAGAGGTAGGAGTTGCCATTACTGTTTCTGTAGTTTTTCTAAGACTGATACTTCTTGCATTGGTGCAACATCATTCAATCCGTTAGCATCAAACCAAGGTGCGTCTTCCCAAGAGAATCCTTCACCAAAGGTATTATCAGGAGCCATAACATACCAATGACACTTAGCGTCAGGTACATCAACAGCACAGACTGCCCAATCGTCTGCCCACTGAGGTACTTGCACATACATCACTGGTAAGTGGTTAGCAAATAACGATAGGATGAAAGAGAATATCATCATGTCATTAGTGCTACCCTACTCTTGAAGTCATCGAAGTCACTGGATGCAGCAACCACAGACTTAAACTCTGCTAATGTGATTGTTTCTGCCTGTAGGGCTGATGCTGCTAGAGCACCTTGTGCTGCAGTAGCATAATCAGTTGATGCAGTTGCAGCTGCAGTGCCTAGTGTTGGTTTTCCAGTTAGGTCATTATATGCACCAGAGAATAATGAAGGTTTGTTGCTGAGGTCATTGTAGTTGCCAGAGAATACTGTTGGCAATGTGACACTCATCACACCAGTAGAGGAGTTATAAGATAAGTCGCCTCCTGCACTGATGGCTGCTCTAGCACGTGCAGTTGTATGATAAAGATTGCTACCTTCAGAAAGGTCACCAGTATCAGCAGCAGCGATTCTTGCATCTGCTCTAGCATCTGTGTAGTATAAGTTGCTTCCTTCTGTTAAGTCACTTGTAGTAGCAGCAGCAATTCTTGCGTCTGCTCTAGCGTTAGTAAAGTAAAGGTTAGTGCCTTCTGATAAGTTACTTGTAGACTTACTGGATAGGTCTAAGTTTGCACCTGTCTGTAAGTTAACTCTTGCATCAGCACGAGCGTTAGTATAATAAAGATTGCTACCCTCTGTAATACTACCTGTGTCAAACTCAGTAAAGTCAATCGCCAAGTCAGCAGAGGTAAGTTTAATACCTGTGCCATAAGTGAAGTGAGTGCGTGTCCTAGCAGCAGTTGTAAATAGATTGCTGCTTCCCTCAGTTACGTTATCAGTGTTGATATCACCCTGTGTAACTGATAATGTATATGTGTTAGCAGCGTCATCATATACCTTAGTAATACCTGTGCCTGCAGTGAAGAGGTTATTTACTCTGTCATCTACTCTCTCATTAGTGAAGTATAAGTTGCTTCCTTCTGCCAAGTCATCTGTATCATGATTAGATAGAGATGCAATAGTAGATGGGATAGTGTATGAGATAACACCAGTAGAAGCGTTATATCCTAAATCTCCACTAACACTGATATGTCCACGAGTCCTAGCAGCAGTTGTGAATAGATTAGTGCTACCCTCAGTTACGTTGTCAGTATTGATATCTGCCTGAGTAACTTGAAGTCCACCACTACCATCATGCTCGATACCAGTGCCATATGTAAATGCATTTCTAGTCCTTGCTTGAGTGAAGTATTTGTTGCTAGTGCCTTCAACAACTTGGTCAGTTGTATACTCACCGAAGTCAACAGATAGAGACAGTAGATTGTTTGCATCATCATAAGTAGCATCAATACCAGTGCCACCTTGAATTAATGCAGCAACGCGGTCATCAACTCTTTCGTTAGTATAGTATAGATTAGTGCTTCCTTCTGTTAATGCATCAGTATCATGGTTTGCAATACTACCAACCTGTGACTGGAAGAATGTAATGTTACCAGTGATATTCAAGTTACCTTGAATCTCAAAGTCAGTTGTTGACTTGAAGTTAGTAACAGTTAGTCTGTTTTCAAATGGGTTGTAGTTTAAGTTTTGTGAGTCAGTCCTTATCTCAGTGTTTCCAGATGTAGAAGAAACAAATACTGGATAGTATGTCAAGTTTGAAGATGCAGTCTCAGTGATGTTAACTAGAGATGCAGTATCTGCATTACCAGTTAGGTCACCAGTTACATTACCAGTAATCTGTCCTGTTGAAACTATTGTGCCACCGACAGTCAAGTTGTTGGTGATTCCCATTGAGCCGAAGCTACCAGCTCCTGCAGCAGTTATGTTACCTGTTGTAGATTGTAATTCAACCTTAGTTGTGTTACTTCCATTTTGCAACTTAAGTGTCTTAGAAGCACCACGTATCACCATATCATCTTTGAATAGTGATGTGCTATCTACAGTCAGTGTGCCATCTAGTTGCTGATTACCATCAACATTTAAGTTAGTATCGAAGTCAACATCATTGGTTACTCTTAGAGTGTCATCAATAACAGTTGTACCAGCAACGTCTAGAGTACCTGCAATCTCAGTGTCTCCACTAGCACCTGTAACAATAAATTTGTTAGTGTTAACGATAATACTACCACCAACGTTGACGTTAGATGTAGTAGTGATTGTGGAGATATTACCAGTTGTGCCACTAAATGTTGCTGCAGAAACTGTGCCTGCTGCTGTGATATTACCTGTCGCACCAAACAATGTGATTGTCTGTGCTTGGTCAGGTCCTACAAATATATCCTCTCCGAAGAATGAATCTTCAAATACTGTGATACCACCGTTAGGTACCATGATTGCTGCACTTCCTGCAAGACGAGTTGCAGTTGTATTTGCATTAGCAGTTACGTTACCACTTAATAGAGAAGTTGTGCCGACTGATAATGACTCATCAACCTGTGCTGTGCCACCTATTACAGTATTACCATTATCAGAGTCAACTGTAAACTGGTCAACATTAGAATTATTTTGTATCTTGAATGCTTTATTATCTGCATTAAGGATTAGGTTATCTTGGAATACTGCTTGACCATCTACGTTTAATGTAGTGTCAAAGTCAACAGCACCTGTTACACCTAAGTTATCATTGATAGTTGTAAGACCTTCGATTGTTGCAGTGCCTGCGATGAAAGTATTACCATTATCTGTGTCAACAGTAAACCTATCAACTAGAGAAGACCTAACAATAAACTGCTCATTGGTTGAGTCTATAATTAGGGAGTCAGTGATTTTTGTTTGGCCAGTAACTTCTAACTCACCGCTAATTGTAGCGTCATCTGTGATTGAAACTGTGCCTGCCTGAGAGTCTAATACTAAGTTACCCGCAGTAGTGCTGATTTCGTTTGCAGCATCAACACCAATCTTGACACTATCAGCAGTGATGTCAGTTGAAGTAATCGCACCGCTAAATGTAGAAGTTGAGTTGACTGCGAGAGTATCAGTAGTTGTTAACCCAGTTACCGTAACTCCTCCAGAAGTTGTGGTAAATTTCTGATTACCATTATGGTAAATTATAGTTCCAGTGCTATCTGCCTTAAAGAAATATGATGAGTGATTTTGATTCATCAACTCTATCTCTTCTGAAGAGATAGTTAAATCAGTATTTCCTGATGTTGAGATGTAAGCATTATCAGTATTATTGAAATAGTAAATCATTAGATCACTATCATCACCATAGTTAATACGCTTACCGTCTTCTACAGTAATAGAATCCTTAAAGAGTGATGTGCTATCAACAGTTAATGTGCCATCTAGTTGCTGATTACCATCAACATTCAAGTCTCCATCTACGTCAGCATTATCTGTAATATTAACTGTGCCACCATTTGAATCTAGAATTAGATTTCCAGAGGTTGTAGATATTTCACTTGCACCGTCAACACCAATCTTAATGTTATCAGCAGTAATATCTGTAGAAGTTATCGCATGGTTAAACTGGACTGTACCTGATACGCTATGTGCATCAGAACCAGCATTACCAATCGTTGTATTACCATTAACTTGGAATGTCCCTGCAGCAAATGTATTACCTGTTTGAGCATCAACTGTAAAGTTAGTTGATACTGCAAAGTCATCAGTTACATCGAGCGTGCCAGTGATGTCGACATTTCCACCAAAGCTTCCATCGTCAACGACGATGAGGTCGTCACCGACGTGTAAGTCAAGACCAATACCCGCGCCACCACCAACGATGAGAGTACCTGAAGCAGAATTCGATGCATTTGTTGTGTCAAATAATTTTAAAGAGCCTGCGTCGATACCAGACCTAGTGCCACCAAATGCTTCACTACTGTTAGTTGCTGCATGATAAACTGCAAATCTTCCTGCAGAGTTATCCCAACCAAAGAATCCAAGACGTGCTTGAGAATCGTAATATCTAAACTCTACACCTCTGTCCTTAGAATCATTAGATGAAGGAGCAGTGTCACCGCCAACTGTGATGATAGGGTCATCAATAGTTGTTACAGTGGAGTTAACTGTTGTAGTTGTGCCATTAACAGTGAGGTTGCCCTCGATTAAAGCATTTGTATTAACAGTCAAGCTGCCATCTACAGTTACATCATCTGTAAATTGAGAGACAGCATTTACTGTTAAGACATCAGAAGAGGCATCACCAATCGTGGTCAAAGGACCGTTGATTGTTACCCGCTCATTCATTGTAACAAATCCATGCACAGTTAGCGAGCCATCTGTGACATTTCCTTGACCGACACGTCCTATTGTAGTAGCACCTGATTCTCCTAAGATAGAGAATTCAATAGTATCATTAGTTCCTACCTTACCAACGTAGAAGTCATCACCAACATGTAAGTCTTGGACAATACCTACACCACCCGCAACTCTTAAGTTAGCATCTGGGTCATTAGCGAATGAAGCATTATGGACTCCTGTTGCTCCAATATACTGACGATATTTTACATCAACGTTATTAAGTAAGGATGGACGAGTCCTTGCTGTGCCTGCATCCTTAACTACAATTCTATCTGAAACGTATAAGTCAGTGCCAATTCTGACATCTTTATCAATGTTGACACCACCCGCAAATGTTGCATTACCACCACTGGTTAATGTAATTGCAGATTCTGATGTTGTAGGGTCAACAACAATATTGTTTGTCCTTTCAAAAGTATTGACACCACCGACATTTAGACTACCTTCTATGTCTGTATTACCATTTGTAGAGGATACTCTGAATGTCTGGCCACTACCATTGGTTATCGTGAAGAATTTACCAGTGGTATCGAGTGTAATATCATCGTGGAATAGTGAATCATTATCAACATCTAAGGTTGAATTGAATGTAACAGCAGAATCTACATCAAGAGTGCTGTTAAATGTTACTCCACTATCTACATCTAGTGTGCCATCTGTGTGGACATTACCATTATCTGTATCAATATCAAATACGCTAGTGCCACCCGCAGTTTTAATCTCGAATTTTTTATTATCTGCCTGTAGAAGAAGACCATCAGTTATAGTTGTTTGTAACTGGATGTCGACTGTACCTTCAATGACTGTGTTACCAGTTGCACTCGCAACAGTAAATTTATCAGTAGTATTATCTCTAATAGCAAAGTTAGCATCAATATCGACAGTGCCATCAATTTCTACGTTACCATTTAAGTGAGTTGTGCCACCGACATTGAGGTTTTCAGAGATACCTGTGCCACCAGTTACTACCAGTGTGCCTGTTGTAGGTGTCTTCCAAGTGGAAGATGTATTGGTTGTTAGACGGAGATTTCCTGCAATAATAGGAGCATCAGTGCCAGAGTAAACTTCGCTGACATTGGTCGCGTTGTAGAGGAACCTATAGCCGCCAGTGCCAGACCATATGTTAGAGTCCGCGTAATTTTCGTCCCAACCGAAGAAACCAAATCTTTCTTGTGTATCATAATATCTAAATTCTACACCACGGTCTTTGTTATCGTCAAGTGTAAGAGTATCTTCTCCACCTAGTGTGATGATAGGGTCTTGGACTGTTATAGTTGTAGAGTTGACAGTCGTGGTTGTCCCATCAACTTGTAAATCACCACGAATTTGGACTAGACCTGTGACTGCATCGTCATCATTAGGGTCTAATACCATTGTGGCATTAGTTGTAGATAAGGTATTATCTTGGAATTGATAACCTTCTACGTTTACTCTATTAGAAACATTAGTTGCACTAATAGTGATATCATTATCAGATGTGATATTGATGTTAGCATCACCCGCACCTGAGTTAGTGGATGAAATACTAAGTGCTCTAGCCATCCCAGTATTCTGGGTGAGTTTAAAGTCTAGATTACCATTACCAGTCTTGTCTAGTGTCTGGTTGATTGCACCATCTAAAGTGATATCTGGGTCAGAGAAATAAGTCCTTACATTAATATCAACTTCTCCTGCACCACCATCAGTGATAGCAATACTATTACCTTGTCCTGTGTGATGATGACACCAATACCAAAGTTGGTTAGGTGCATCGTCCTGCACTATAAATGTTACTGTGCGATTTGTAGCAGAAGCAAACTCGTTAGTATATTCTGCCATAGTCTTTTCTACACCATCTAATGTGTAGGTAATTCCAGGCATGTAGTGACCACCGCCAGGAACTAAGTCTCCATCTTCTGTAAGACTAAACATTAATGGGTGAGGTTGACCTCCACCATAGGTAGCATTAGTGGAATCATTCTGATTAAAGACGTATGTTATTCCTCTCTTAAAAGATAAAGTAGGTCTTTCTACACCGTCAATATAAAATACACCAGTTGATTGTCCTGCAACACTATCTACACCTACTGTAACTGTTATGTTTTCAACTAACTGTTGAGACCCACCACTACCATCACCAGTATTATTAACACTAAAGAGTAGGTTACCAGTTGTATCGTTTACCTTTGTATAGTTAAGGTAATTGAATCCTCTATAACCAGTAACAGCAGTTAATTCTTGGTCTAATTCAAAATCTTCTTTCGAGTTACCATCAGCGAAAGAAACGCGATTATTTTGTAGTTGAGTATTATCTACACCTCTATCAGCGATGGTTACGAAACCACCTTCTATATTGTTTCCTGCATCCCATGCAGTTACATCAAAATCTTCTTGGTTAAATGCTGCTATACCTTTTTGTGGTGCAATAGCAGTTCCTAAGTATCTCCAACTTCCTGCATCAGATGTATCGGTGTGAGTAGGCTCACCTTGACCAGATGCAATATCTAAGATTGCTTCATATAATACGTCAGCACTATTCTTTATCTTAGAATATCTTGGATAAGTTGCAGCATTACTGTATACAGGAGCAAAACTACCCTGTGTTGCTGTAGCAATAGGAGAAGTCTGTGCAAATGTTAAACGACCATATCTGTCAACGTTGAAGTTTGTTACGTTAACGGTCTGTGTACCTGTAGTAGCAGAGATTAAAGGTGTATCTGCATTACCTATTGGGTTATAATTACCAACAACAACTGTAGTATCAGCAAGGTCAACGAATGGGTTGGATGATTGTCCGTTACCATTCTGCACAATGACACGTCCACTACCACCAGTGATTGTGCGGTTGACTAATGTGCCTTCTGCTTGTCTCGATATAATACCGAAACCTGTCATGTTTGCTAACGAAGACAGGTCAGTATCTAAGGGTTGAGCGTCAGTAATACCATAAGCACCTAAACTTGTAGGGTTTGTGGCATCTACAATACGACCTCTAGAGTCGATAGTTACTTGAGAATATGTCCCTGTTGCTTCTAAATCGTTTGCATCGTAATGTGGTAGTGCGACCACATAGTTTAATTCTGCGGTGATGGTTAAGTTTGCAGACCCATCAAAAGTACCTGCACCAGACATATCACCACCAAGTGATATCTGACGTGCGTTGGCAAGACGTGTAGCAGTTGCAGAGTTACCTATCAAAGAAGCAGTAATTGCACCCGCTTCAAAGTTACCGTCAGCATCTCGTTTAACGAGAGTGTTAGCGGTATTTGATTCGGTCTCAATAGGTCTCTCATATTTCAGAGAGTTCCACGATGTAACACCGTCTCCGATTTTGATACGTGAAGTATCAATCTCAATACCTAACTCACCCTGAGCAAGGATTGGATTGACGTTAGCCCATTGCTGTGCACCGTCACGTCGTAGTTGTAGTCTATTTGCCATTACCTTTTATTGTGGGCTACAGACGATTCCGTCTGATTTATTTATGCAATAACGAAGAGACCTCTACTTGTCTGTTATGCTGCAGGAACTTCTGCAGTTTCCTCTACCTCAGTGGGTTCTGGAGGATTAAGATATTGTAGTGTCTCAATAGCACCAAGTAATTTAAGGGCAGTTGCCTCATTATCCTTGATTTTCTTTGCTAACTCTTGATTTTCTGAAATAAGATTGCTATAGCGAGTTTGAAATTGCTCTAACAATTCTTCTTGTGTAGCAGTTTCCTTCACATCAACTGGCATGATTTTCTCCGTTTACGATAATTTGTTTGAGAAGAGATTTGATTTCATTCAAATCTAATTTTACAGCATCAACATCAGTTTGTAAAGCTTCAAACTTTGCATCCTTCTGTTTTCTTTTATTATAAGCTGCCATGTAGTCATCATACTCTGTTTTGTTACAGTTTACAACAGCGTTTGATTCTGGGTCTCTGTACCATCCATCCTTTCCCTTTACAGGGATTAGGTCGGGTGAGTATGGTTCTATATGGTCTGTGGACTTATCGGGACTTGACATGGGTCATCATTATGTGTACAATCAACCGTGTTAGGTTGCAAGAGCAATAGCCCTTAGGTCAGCTATGAGTGGGACTCGTGCCTGATTTTTGGAGCGCATCACGATTTTTAATTGGAAAGCATTGAAACTCAATCCTTTCTTCTCGTATGCGTAATCCTTCCAAAGATATTCATCTGTTGGACTTGTATCATAATCTTGATTCAAGGTTGTAATTGGGTCTCCAATCGGTGACCATCCAACGTTGTTGGGGTCAGCATTGTCACCTGTTTTGAAAGCACGATAATATATACGGATTTCAGTTTGTGGGTGTCTAGTGATTTGGAAATCAACCTTGACTGCTCGCGCTTCACTACCCAATCTTGCAAGACGAGTAATATAAACCGCGTCGTTTTGGTCACCTGTAGGTAATGTTGATACGTCTTGAGACCTATCAATATCACCCTGTTGTCCATATGGTGAAGGACCACCAGGCCACATATTGACCCTGTTGGTAGTCGTAATAAGCGACATTCTATCTAGGTCAATAGCAGGGGACAGAGATTCTTTCTCAGTCCTTAAAGTTATTGCCATAGTTAGAGACTTATTACCATCTAGTTTATTCTGCTCATTAATCTTAGATGCAATCATCTGAGGAGAAGTGAATGAGTTTTCCTCATTCAATACAACGTCATAGTATTGTCCACTATTAATGAATGAAGACTGGTCTCTTGGAGATGACCCACCTTCACCACCACCGTCACCAACAGAGGTAGCGGTAGTAGTATTTACACGAGCAATAACCTCAGTTTCTGGGAGTTGCATCGTGGAAATTGTAGGAGTTAGACACTCAAACTGGACGTTTTGTGTGCCCCATACTTCTGCTCCACCACCACGTATACCGTTTGTTGCAACGTGGTCAACTGCTAACATGTAAGTATCAATCCATGGACACTCAATGCTAGAGTGGACTTTGTTAATTTCAGTTAGTGGTATACCGTCTAAGTTATAACATTCAACTACTGTGCCAGAGGGGTGCTCCACATCAGCAGTACCGTTACTACCCCTACCAGAAGTAGCAACAGTTATAACTTGACCATTAGATGATATTGAAGCGTATTGTATAATTTCATCGCCTATCTTAAGGTAACCAGGATTCAAGTTTCCTATCGCAGCACCACCAATAATATTATGGAATTGTGACGCATCCTGCACCTGTATACTAGAGCTTGACTGTGCAAGTGTAGTAGTTAAGGTTGTGCTAGGCACTTCAGATACAACACCCATAATCTCAACGTTGTTTGTGCGTTGATGCATACCATGATTTCTGTGATAGATAAGTATTTCCTTATCATCATGTGGATATGATGGTGCTTGTGTTGGGAATGCAGTATATGAGTCACCACTATAAACAATAGATGTGATAGTAGCACTTGTGCCACCAGGTTCGTTTAGAGTATCAGATGTATCGAATGACTTAGTAATGAAATTCAATATAAGAGTTGTAGTGCCTGCATCGTAAGATGTAACTGTACCTACTGCACCTGATGTTGACCCTGTTACTACGTCTCCAACTTCAAATGTGCCATTGAATATGGCAGATAATACAATCGTTGCTGTAGACTGAGATGAAGTTAAACCTTGGAATGGGTCACCGTTAGTATCAAGGAAACCAGATGAGAATGTGCCACTGATGTCTGTCAATGTCATTTTCTCTGGGTCAGATACCGCATCATATTCTTTAATAGTACCTGCAGCACCTGATGGTTGCTGTACTATTCTTGCACCAACTGTAAAGTTGTAATTATTACCCGCAGGCATTGACAAGATTTGAGTTGGTTTGATAGTCTGAATTGGATTCTCAATCAGATTGTGAATTCCTCTATTACCACGTCCTAACTCAGCGTTGTTAAGAATTACTGTGCCAGTAGGTTGTGTGAAACTTGCACGATATATTGTAAACTTCAAGTCTTCGTACTGGTCAGCAGTCCATGTAGATGCGTTTTGTGATTTGAATAACACACCTGAGTATGGTTGCTCAGAAATAGTCCTTGTGCCTGACACATCAATGTCACCCATTCTGGATATCCAAACTTGATATTCATTAGAGTCAGATAGAAGCACAACACAATATTCTGTGTCTGCCTTGATGTATACAGGAGACCTAAAGACAAATCTTGAAGGTATTGCTGCGTTGTCTGACAATTCAATTTGGTCAGCGTCAACTGTGCAGTCAGAGAAAGGTAAGATTTCCTTACTTGGATAACCATTCTCCATAGTCCTTATCTGCATAGAGATAGGAATATTACTATCCTTAGTCTTGAAGAAGATGTCAACACTACTTAAGAATACACCGCCTTCTTCTGCAACAAGGAATGATTGTGCAAGAGGGTCATACCAACCAATCTGACGAGTGGATGTCCTAGTGGTGATAACTGTGCGAGAATCACTAACTGTATCTCTAACAATGTCAGCATTTCTGATTGCAAGAATATTCTCTCTAACAGTCTTCAATGTACCTGTTGCCTGATAGGTAGTATCTGCAGAAGAATCTACATCACCTGATGCCTTACTATTGGTTGGAGATGTTGTAAATCTAACTGAGCGAGTACCTGTTGCCCAACGTGGGTTGGAATCATTCTTAGGTGATGGGATAAACAACGTACCTTGTAGGTTACCAATGTTATCTGACAACAGACGTCTGTCTCTCATAACAGCACGTGCACCTGATGTCTGTCCTACTAATACCTCACCAACAAGAGCGTTACCAAAGAAGTTTGGATTGACGCTTTCTGCCATTGCAGTGATATCAATATTTAAGAATGGTGTTTGTGATGCATAAGACTCTGCTAATGTAGCTTGTCCGACACCATATGGGTCAGTCTTCAAACCATCATTTGCAGGAGCAACTTTTAGTTGACACTTAGATGTCTGACCAATAACTGTTTCACCAACAACGAAAGGTGTTTCGTTTGTGTTAGGGTCAGCACTAGATGACTTAGTAATCTCAATGACTTTAGGAGTCATGTAACCAGTAACATCTACACCATCAAAGAATGCATACATTCTTGTGCGTGGTTTTAGTCTGTCAACATTAAATCCAATATTTCTTGAGCGAATCCAAGGTATGACTGATTGTGATAATACTGTATCACCAAGTGATTTTCTATCAATCTTGGGCACAACACGTGTCCTAATACCCTGTCTTGCTTGGTTATTAACAACCCTCCAAGTCCTTCTTTCGTGGACGAATAGTGGTTGTCTTCCTTGTCCGTGACCTAATCTACCAAGTCTACGACCACCAGCTGCGAAACTACCAGACCTGTTTCTAAATCTACTACTAGAAATTAGAGACTCACCAGTCCAGTTAGTCCTCCAACCACCCCACTGAATAGGAGCAAAACCATTTTGGTCAATTTGTAAATCTCTTGCAACAGCAGAGAAGTCACCTTCTACGTTTTCTACACGAGCTGGAAGTCTTTCAATATCAATCCAGTCATCAGATGCAGGAGTTAAGTCAATACGACCAATGAAAGTAAACACGTTGAATGGGTTTACATTCTCTACTCTAGATGCATATGGTTGTGTAACAATAGGGACATCAACGTAAGGTAACATCACCATGTTACCACCAGTCTTAATTACGTTAGTTGACTCTGATAAGTTTAACTCGAGCGGGACATTGGTAGTATAATGAGAAGGACGTAAGTGACCCTGGCTAAAGTCCATGCTGCATTTATAGTCAACATTAAGGACGTCACCAATAGTGTGGTCTGTAAAGTCATCAACAATGTATCCATTCTTGAGACGGTCAAATCCATTATCGTCATAAGATTTCGTATTCTCTGCCTGTGATTCTAACATAGTCAGAGACGTATAATACTCAACATGTGACAATCTTGTCTCAATGTCGCCAATATCTTTCATCGTATAACGACGAATGATTTCTGGGTTGATTAATATGTCTCTTTCTACATCATAAACGTAAGGACGATATTCAATCTGTGCTAACAACATAGCGTTGTCAATGTTGTCAGGAGGTGGAAGGTCTTCCGAAGACACACCACTAACAACTTTTAGTTGATTATCATGAGTTAAGAATAACTTGTCTGCTCTGGGTAGGTAATAGCAATAGTCACATCTAAACTCGCTATTAACTTTAGGGACGTCGAATATAGTCGAGCCACCCGCACCACCACTGGTATCAAAAGTCCTAGCAGCAAAATCTAATGACGCACAATTCACATAATATGGAGCTGTGATTAGACCACTACCTGATGCTAATTCTCCTACACCTGGTCGGAAGTCGAGTTGGTCTCTTAAGAAGTTAATAGACCCATCCAGTTTGTATTTAGGAATCTCTTTAAATGTTATACCAGTATATGATTGATTACTGAAATAATCACCTGATGATTCATGGACAAAGTAGTCAAAGATAACAAGAATCTTTCTGATAGGTGGTGTAAACTGTGGTAACCTAGTCATCTTAGACACATCATAATAATGTGCTTTCTGTCCTGCGTCTAATTCAAACTGACTGGTAACAACTTTACTACCTTTAGTTACAGACCCTTCTGCGTCATCAACAATACCAACTAACTGGACACCGTCATCATCTACACCATCAACAGTTTCGCCTGGTATAAATGGAATCTCATTAAGAGCAACAAAGTATAGTCTTAATGTAGAGTTGATAAACTGAATAACTCTACCACGAGCACCAGATGTCCTACCTACAATGACACTACCATTGTCGAAGAATCTAGATTCTGTCAATACAAGGTAAGGTGACATAGCATCTGAGTCATCCTCTGATTCATACACAGCATGAATTTTGTAAACATCATTCAGTGCAAATGATATTTCTTCGTCTTCAATACGTGACCCATATAAGTTACCATATGCTAAACCATATCTTTGTGAGTCTTGCTGTATTCTTGTGCGAGTAACTTTCATCGCACGCATTTTTGCAGCAGTCTTAATCTTCTTGGTAACAATATTCTTAGATACCAACGCGGTTAATTTAACAGTAGATACGTTTGATAATCCATCAATAGTAACTGACTGTCTGTCAGCACCAAATGTAACTGTTAATGTCCCTGCGTCATTTAAAGCATCGATATCAAGGTTATCTCCAACTGAGAATGCTGACCCTGATTCTCCTAAGATTGTTAGGAAATAATTGTCATTATCTAATGTAGCAAACTGCTCAGATTCTGGTAGAGATACAGTAACACCACCAGATACAACTGTCTTATTATTAAATGTCCTAAACACAAAGAATGATTCGTCAGCGATTGACTTCATTGATGTGCGAGGAGTATCAATGGTCATCTCACCATTCTGGTAGTCCTTTTGGAATACGAAAGGACGCATTCTTAATAGGTTAGTATAGTCACCATCAGTGATACTACCCTTAGTTAATCCTGTTTCTAGTAATGCTGTCTGCGTTTGATAGTTAAAGATATAACTTGACTGTCCTGTAGCAGCATTTGTTGATACTGTATTAATACCACTAGATACATTTACTCTTGCAATTCTTAGAGTCCTATTACCCTCTGAGTCAGAGTTTACAGGTGTTACAACATCACCAGGACGGATGTCTGCTTCCATCTTAGTGTTGTTACCTATAATATTTGTATTTCCTGCTTGGTCAATAGTAACGCTGACACCTTCAATAATTGATTGGTCATTTAAGAGTAGGTTTGCACCAAAGATAACTGTGTTACCTGAGTTTCTACCTCTAACTGTCCTAGCATCAGTTAAGTTAAATGAATGTGCTGCTTCTAATGTACCGATAACACGTCCATCTCTTTCTATAACTTCACCATTAACGAAGTCTCCTGATACTTGCTCAAGATAACAATGTGTGCCACTTCCTGCATCAGCAACGAAACCTCTAGCATTAGATGTCCTTCCTCTTAATACGTCACCAACAACTACTGAGTTATTTCCTGCAGCAAAGTTGATACCTGTCCACATCTGTGCATCAAATATCCACATATCATAGACACCACCGTTGTCCTGCTGCAACTGAATTGTGCGTGCACGCCCAATTTGTCTACCAACAATAGAAGATGTATTGTTTAGTGTCCAGTCATCATATAATTCTAATGTCTGATATGCAGATGTAACACCCTCACCAGTTAGGTCAGGCCACCCATACACATCATATACTTTCATGAATTGACCTAGACGGAATGATATGATACCATTCTGCACACATTCAAAATCTCTAGGTTTAGGTGCATCTACAAATTCTGGGACAAGAAACTCAGTCCTATATCCTTTAACATAAGCACGACCTGGTGATACCTCAAATGATACTAATTCATCTGATGCTAAATTACCATTTGCAGATGTTTCTCCAACACGGTATACACCGTTGTTGAAACCATCATCTAAATTTTCTCTAGGTGTAATAGTAAATGTATCAATTACATAGTCACCTGATTCTTCATATGTCCTACGTGCTAATGATTTCTCTAATTCAGAGTATGCTGTAGCAGTAACGAATTCCTCTACCTTAGAATTATTAAGGCGTAATAATTCAATAAAGTTTTTATCTGTAGTATCGTTTATTGCTTTCTTTACAAGACTTGTCCTAATTCTAAATCTATGACCACCTGGTGCAGAATAGTTAGATGTACCTGCAGCGTTGTCATTTAGATTAGGGTCATCTTCTGGGGTTACAATAGATTCACTGACTTCTAAACCAACACGATAAGATGGTGTGTTAGTATACTGGTCAAGAATCAAATATGAAGATGGAATATCTACAAAGTGTCCTCTAATAAAATAGACACCCGCATTAATATAAGCAACAGATGCTACTGCACTTGAATCAACTGGTAACAACTGTCCAAATGGAGACCCAAC